TATAGTATTAATTTCAGTTTTGATATTAGAATCTTCAAATACGACAGATTCTCCAATTAAGAATTTATTAGTATTCAGATATACAATTCCTAAAGTATCAGTAGAAGTATTAGATACAACTCTAGCAATTGCTTTACTAGTATTTCCAATAATATTTTCACCAATAATTGCATTCGTACTTACATTTGCGGTAGAAGTAAATTTAACAGTATCTAAAACTGGCGCCGAAGTATCTAATGACTCATAGACTGCAATTACTCTTACCACATCCGGATAATTGAGAGAAATTTCTTCATCTTGAACTCTCAATCCATAAAATTTATTATAAGTTAATCCATCATTAACTGTAGAATTATTTGAACTTCCAGATTGTGGATATTTTGATAAATTTACTGAAATTGATTGACTTTTAGTATAAGTTTTTACTTTGCTTTGCGTACCATTTTTGACTAATGAAGTATTCACAACAACTCCAGATTGATTTGTTGCAATTCCACTAATAGTTACAGTATTATTATTGAGAACAAATTTATCGGAAGTTAAATTTGCAGTTGTTCCATCAGAGTAATGGACGGAATATCTTTCAATATTGAATGGTTGGAAAGAACAACTCGATATTCCAGAAATTTGAGCAAGTGTAAATGATAAAACACCACTAGAATTAGTAGTCTCTCCAGTAATTTGATATGAGAATGATAAATTTGAATCTCCTAAATTTACTGAAGAAACATTATCATTTGGAAGTTTTGCATATAAATATCCATTCTCTTCATTTGTGATTTTAGGAGTTCCAGAAGCATCCGCTATAAATGCGATAGGAAACCCAGTTGAAATCGCCTGGTATACGGATTTAATATCCTGAGAACCATATACGACTATTTCTTTAATAGTTCTTGGTGTAATTTCAACACCATTAATGAGTATTTGTTCACCTCGGATAAAAGATCCTGAAGTTTGTCTGAGACTAATAGTTGTAGATCCTCCACCATTAGCAGTTGCATACCCACTTGCACCACTACTTTTACCTTTTACAAATGAAGTTATAGGTAATTCACCATTAGAAACACTTTGGTTTAATGTTAAAGATGTATATGTTTGAATGTCATACAAATACAAATTCCAATCACTGGAAGACCCTGTATATGCAGAATCTTTTACATTAAAAGTATAAACTCTAGCATCTCCAATTTTAGTTCCATTTGGAGTAGTTGTTGAATTTTTTAACCCATTATATAAATCTATAGATGCTTTAGATTTTGGAGCACCTGTAACATTATTAACCTGCAAGTTATTCCCCATCAGAAAAGGAACACCTTCACTTATTACTGATTGAGTATCTCTTGGTTTTTTTACATCAATAATAGTGGTTCCGGTTTTTACTATATCATATCCCCTCACATATGCCTTTCCAGGAGATACTTTTACACACATTAGATCATCAGAGGGAGTTTCTCCACCATCAGTTTTTTCAGTATCAAAAAATAATCCATTATTTCCCAATCTATCGTTCAATGAATTATGAACTGAAACTTTAAATGGATCTACGGAATAATCGCCAGATTCATCATAAGTTCTTTGAGCTAAATAATCACGTATTAATGAATATTGAGTTTTGTCTTGAACTTTCTTAATTTTTCCATCTTGAACTCTTAGTAGTTCAACAAAATCAGTATCATTTAAATCAGTTAAAAGTTTTTTGGTTAGAATTAGTGATATCTTAAATCTATCAGCACCTGGAGCTGCATAATTTGAGAATCCCTTTGCATTGTCATATAAAGAAGAATCATCCTTCGCAGTAACTATTTCCTCTACTACCTTCAATCCTACTCTATATGATGGAGTATTAGTATAATAATCTAGTATTAATGTTTGCTGAGATACTTTTACGAAAGAACCTCGAATAAAATAAATACCGCTCCCAATAGAGGTTGCGGAACCAGTTGATGTTGCATTTAAACTAATTAATGATGCAAATACTGTTCCAGCATTGATGGTAGTATTTCCATAAGTAATATTTTCTTCTGCTGTAAGTGCTTCGCCATCAGAAAATGGATTAAATATAAAATTATTATCAGAATCTAAATATTTTACATATAATGTTAAATATTCGATATCATTCCCATCAGGTAAAACTACTTTTTGTATAGTTGCAGTAGTTCCTGATGATTGACCAGTTATTTTTTTCCCAATAAATTTATCAATATAAAGAGAAATATCAATTCCAAAATTAGTTGGATTTAATTTCACCGAATAAAATTGTGAATCAAATGCAATATTTCCGGGGATCACCATAGATCCTTCTTTGAAAATATGACTTCCAAATGATTCTACTTGATTTTGTAGAATTGATTGTAATGTACTTAATTCCCTAGCTTGAATTGGACGACCTGGATTAAATAGGACTTTATAAAAATTTTTCTCAGAATCAAAGTCATCATAATATGGACTGACATTGAGGTTTGTTTTTTGTGCCATTTCTTTTAGAATTCCAGAATAATTTTAACGTCTTCTTTTTGTCTAGGATTTCTTTCGACCAGAGGTCTATTATCAATGTAAATGATATCTCCCGATCCTTTATTTATCTCCGGAGAAGCAAGACCTCCAGTAAATATCACTCCCAAATTTACATTTTTATTTCCAACTGTTGCAATTCCAACATTAAAGTTAGTATCAATTGAACCTGTAAATGAAGGACCTATAATATTTCCCCCGGATGAAGAAAAATCAATTACTTTACCCTCGGATGATACAGTATCATAATCAGTTTGATCATATGTGTTGCCATAATATAAAGATCTACTTCTAAAGTATTTTAATACTTTTGTTTCTACATCATAAGATGCAACATACCCCTTCGCAGTTCCTACCCCAGTAATTGATTGTGTAATTTCATTCCCATATACCAATGTTTGATCTTCGGATGAAAGAAATTTAATTGCATATAAAGAAGAAAATTGATTATCTGTAAATGTACTTATTGAACCATATGTGGTTGGATTTTTAACTATTCCAACTTGAGCAAATGCAGTATCAGTTGGGAAATCTTTAGTAGAATCGTCAAATCTAGCATAAACTAAAACTTTATCTGTACCCAATTCCTTGTAAATATCATATCCATGCCCTTTAGATGGAGGAATAATAGGAATTAATTTTGCTGGATTTGCAATATTTCCACTAGGTTGATGAGCACCTAAATCTACAATACCATAAGTATACCCTTTACCCCCAGTTATTACATTTGTGGATGTAATTTCCCCACTACTATTAGTAGTAATTTGAACTCTTCCTCCAGTTCCATCTCCTAAAATGTCAACTTCACCTGAAGAATATCCAGATCCTGCATTATCAATATATACTTTTTGAATTTGATTATTATTTAAAGTAGAATCTCCATAATCTCTTATGTTAGAAATTGCAGAATCGGTTGAGGTATCCCAATTATTAGGAACTGTAATATATTGAGTAGAATCAAATTTTATGATATCACTTGGACTTATCGTAAATAGATATTTCCACACATAACCATCACCACTCAATCCAGCTACAGTAGGATTTGGGTTAGTGAATGTTGGTTCATCTTGTGAGGCATTTCCAAAAGTATTAATTCCAGAAGAACCATTATCAATACAAATATAAATTCTATAATCGGAATTCATTACATAATAATTTGTATCATATAATCTAGATGAATTTGTTATAGGCGAAGGTTTTTCTATACTATAATCGTGACGATACATTTCATATTTGGTATTTGAAGACCAATCAATTCTTTTGATAACTCTTCTTGCATTTGAACTGGTAATTTTTTTACCAAACATCATAGTATCATGATAATGACTGATATAATTGAAACTATCAACTGGGGAAGGTGTATTAGAATCCCATTGAGTAGTCCCACCAAATCCTACTGTAGGATTTGGAAGGCCTAAAAATGCATAATAAGAATTTGAAGAATTCTCTATGGAATCTATAAAATTATTAGCATTTAAAATTCTAAACTGATCTGTTATAATTGCCGCCATATTAGTAGACTTTTTTGTTATTTATAATCCATCAAAGAGTCTTTCTTAAAGAACCAGTATTTCTTAATCCATAACCTCTTCTTTGAATTGTTGGGAAAGTTGATAATCCAACATCTACAGTATTTCCAGTTACTCCGATAGATATGGGAGAACTAGATCTAGTAAATCCCGACAATTTACCCCAAGAAAATTCTCCAACATATAGTCCAGAAGTTGAAAGTCCTATAGTAGATGTTGTGGATAATATATTACAAGTAACTATGCCAACTGAACCATTAAGAGAATATGCACTAACATTGTAGATATTATCGAGGAAAGTAGTTCCAATTCCTACTATAGAAGTATTTGAATTATAAATTGATGTAACCCCCTTTCCAATGTTAGTATTAAAAATATAAATTGGATTTCCAACAGTTAATGTTTCTGTGGAATTTAAATAGAATTTTAATGCTAGAGGTACTCCAATTCCAGTTGAAGTAGTTATTCCAGTTACAATTCCGGAAGATCCTTCAATTGAATTTATATTGGTTATTAATTCAACAGATCCAATTGCATCAGTTGAAATACCATTAACAACTAGAGAATCAAATTTTATAGGAGATTGATTTTCATAATGGAAAAACTGTGCATCATCTACAAAAATTTTATCATCAGTGGTAGAAAAACTGCCAATAATTTTTGCGGTTGGATAAATCATAGATTCTATAGAATCTCTAGTTTTGTAAATAAATTGTTCATTAATTTTTTGATCTCTTTTTTGTTTAGTCCAATTCAATGGTCTATAATTTATAGAATCAACACCTTGATTATCATATAAATTAGTTTCCAATGTATCTGATGATGCTATATTATAAATTGTACGGAGATTTTGTTCTGGTGTTGATCCTGTTGAATTTTTTAATAGTTTAATTTCATCACCAATTTTAATAGTTTCCCAAATATTAGAATCCGCTTTAGAATCAATATCTCTAGATCCTCTATAAAAGAAAATTGAAACTTTATCTTCATATGATGGAGCAGTAGTAAAGGTAAAAGTTGATCCTCCAGTAAATTCGTATGCTGATCCAGGTTCCTGAATAACTCCATTTATGAAAATTAATAATAGTGAATTAAAATCTATTCTTGAATTATCATCTTTTTGGAAACTTAGTAACAATGAATTATAATTTAATGGGAATGTTACTCTTGTGCCATTTTGTAAATTTTCAATTGAGTCAATATAATCAAGTTCACCAAATTGCCATGATGCAAATGAATCATTAAATGTATCTAAAACTTCTAATTGGAATTCTTGTAATGGTGAGGAAATACCTCTAGCAGTAACTAATCCTACAGGTTTAATTATATCCCCTTTATTAAAACCATACCCAGATCTAGAAATACTAAATTTGGAAATTTCAAATAAAGTAGATCCAATTCCAGTTGTTGAACTTGCCCCAACACTTAAATTGAGTAATAATCCGGTTCCAGTTTGAGTAGTAAGTCCAATTCCTAATCTTGAAACCCCAATTACCGGTAAATTACTATATGAAGGTGAAGGAGTGATAATTACTGGGTTCACATATCCACTTCCACCATTAACTACTGTGAATGCTAATGTTCCCCCAGCACCTACGGATGCAGTAATAACGGCATTTGTACCGGAAGTTTTACTAAAATCTGTGATTCCAATGGAAACATTTCCATAATATCCAGACCCTAGAACATCAGTAGTTCCTAAACCAACAGATATAATAGATCCTCCAGAAACTACTGCAGTTACAGATGCTCCAACTAATGGTGCATATCCAAGTCCAGTAGTAGACCCTAAAGATACAATTAATCCACCTCTTGGAAGTTGATTTTGATTAACATCATCTACCGATCTAATAATACTTCCATTTACTGAAGTTATTCCAGTAAATACTATACTAGATATTCCAACATTAGTATTTTCAATAATATTAAAGTTGTTGTTGGTATTATTTTGAGTGCTAGGAGATTGGAAAATATTATTTAAAAATACTATTCCATTTCCTCCACTTGTTCCTAATCCAACTGTATTGATTCCTCCTACAGTTAATGAATAAGTTTGTCCAATACCAGTAAATTTATCTGAAATATTATCATATAATTGATTAGTACTATAATCCTGCCTTAAAAATACTCTTCCACTAAACTCAGATTTTTGATATGAAAGATTACTCGAATTTAATAAATTTCCAGTATCTCCAGTTGGAGGTTCAGTAAAATAAATTTTATTTCCAGTTATATTATAAGATCCCCTATAAACTGTAACAGTAGTTGAATCTGTATGTGAAGTTGCAGAAGAACCGACAAAACCTCTAGAAACTTGAACCAATAAATTAGATCCAGTATTACTAATAGGACCAACATTAGTTGTTCCTAATCCAACATTAACAACCTTAACATATTCATTTTCTATTTTAAGAAGATCTTCCGATCTTATAGAAGAAATTCCACTTAATTTAAATATTTCACTAGAATCACTTATCTGTCCACCATTACCAAATAAAGTATACGATATTGGAGTATATGTAATTGGATATTGTATGAGATTATCTAAAGTAATAATGGTTCTTTCAAGTTTCTTCTCCATTTCTAGTTCATGAGCATTACCTTCACCGTAAGAAGTGAAAGTTACGCATATTCCACTTAAAGCATTACTTTTAGTAGTAGATAATTTAAATGTATCATCAGAAAGTTTGTGAACATATACTGTAGATGGTAGTATAGTTGAAGGTCCAATAAGAAGAGAAGATTGTCCAATTCCAATGAAAGTTGATTTTGGAGTATAGGTAATTTTTTCCCCATCACTGAAGAAATGATTTACCAAAGTAAATTCTCCAGTTACTGGATTTAATACTGATGAATTGGTTGGATTAAATACTTTTTTAAATATTGGATAACCACTGTAATTTAAATCAAAATATGTTTTTTGAAGTCTTAATCCATTTATAGAATTATATTCTACAATATCATAAGAATTTGTTAATGTACCAAATGTTAAATCTTCAGGTTTATTAACAATATCACTTTGCTTATAAAAAATTTCAGTAAATAATTTAGTAGTTACAATTCCAGAAATTCCAGAATTTGGATAAAATTTTAAAATAACATTTGATCCCGAATATTCTCCACCAAAAGTACCAATACCATTCGTACTTCCAATTGAAAGAAATGGATATTGTAGAGTGGAAATATTTGTATTATCATGTACCAGTGATACTTGATGTAATGCACTAGTAGATCCTATACTGAGTTGAATTGTGGATTTTAATGATAAAAATGTAGTACTATCAAATGAAAATATAGTTGATATTCCGGAAATATTTCCATGTGAAGATGAATAAATTGAAGTTCTTTCTGCACCATCTAATTGACCATTAGTTTTAAATCTATAAGTTCCAGATCCAATTGCAGTACTGCCAAATCCTACAATTTTTGATCTAATTCTGACAGTATTATTTGAAGTATTAGTATAAGTTAATGAAAGAATACCAGAAGATATAGATGCTCCAAAAGATCCTATAAAATTACTTGAGAAATTATTTGAAACATAATTAGAATCAATATAATATTCGGAAACATAAGGAGTATTTCCATCATGACTTAAATATAATTCTACAAAATTCATTTCATTTGTAGTAGAATTTATAACTTGAATATTTGAATATAGCGAAGTAAATTTATTCGATTGTACGGAAATTATAGATGATGTTAATCCAGAATTGATATTTAAATTAGATCCAGTTAAGTTTATAAATCCAATAGAAGTAGTACCAATACCTGCAGAATTGGTATTAAAATTATCTCTAAGTATTTTAATATCATAATCTTTATTATATTGATCAATTGGAGTAAATTTTAAAAATGAACTTCCAGTAATTTCATCAACATATCCAGAAATATCCGAAATTTTATATTCAGTATTTCCAAGATATGAATTTTCAATTGTAAATAAATTATTTCCATCATTCAATACAGTTACTTCAGACAATTGAATCTCAGATTCATCGGTATTTAAAACCTGCACTAAAAATTTATTATAAGTATCGGATGGTAAAATTTCGATTAAATTATTTTGATATGAATCTAAACTTCCACTATTTGAAAATTGTGAACTTATATCATCAATTTTTAGTACTCTATTTGTTACACAATTAATATACGGTATGAGTTTTTTATTTTTTAATGATATGAATTTTGATTTAGAATCATAAGTATTCAAATCTCTACCTAAATCAAAATTATTAATAGTATCAACTCTTTTCTCATCAAAAATATCATAAACTTTAGTTGCTATACTACTAGATCCAATTCCAACCGAAACCGTTGACATCACTTCAGTATCAGCAAAATTTTTGAGACCACTGGTATGTACTAAATTATTGACTGGAGTAATTAATTTATCAAATGTAATAGGACTTTTAATCGCATATGAAAGATTCTGATAATAATCATTATCAGAAATAACTTGATGATCTTCATCTAATTTACCAACATCATTAGACCATCCCAAATTCTGTTTTGAAGAATAATTTACTTCAAATTGTCCATAAATTTCATTAATTGTATTAATTTTGGCAATGGTCCCAGTTTGAGATCCCCTAATACTTTCCCCAACGGATAAATCATAAGAACCAAAAACTTTAATAAATGAATTATTACTAGATACAATATAAAGATCCCTTTCAACAAATAAATTACCACTTTGAGTATAAATTTGTTCCCCCTCACTAAAATATGAATAAGTCAGCGTAACATTAAATTGGGGATAATTTTTATAATTTATAATATTAGCAAAAGATTCTTGAGCAGTTTTTGCTATTCCTGGATTTGTAGTAAGACCCGCAACACTATATTCTAATTTTGCTGGATTAGTATTAGTAAAACTAGTAATGGTAAAGAACTGATATTCATAATCTTCTGAATTAAATCCAGAACCATCAGTGCTAAATTTTTGAATTCCTTCAACAAAAATTTTATCTCCACTTTGGAAAGGTGGAATAGTAAATGCATTAATTGGTGTAGTGAGATAGCATGTTACTATTCCAGAACTAGAAGATTCAATTGTATTAATTGGTATTCCATTCGAATTATTAATTGTAAAAATCTCAACAGTTGGTGGAAGACCTTTTGGATTATCTAAAATATTTGTAGAAGTAATTGAATTTGATGTAATAACTGCTTCAATCAATCCTCCATTGATTTTTTTTCTAGTATCAGAATCAATAATGATCAAATCTGGCGCTTCAATATAATTTTTTCCACCAAAAATAACTTCAATATTTGAAATGGTATTCGAAGAATCTATTATTATTTGTGGAGAAATATATGCGGTAGGTCTTAATGTTTTATCGGAAGAATATTCATAAGATTCATTGGTAATTTTAATCTGATTTATCTTTCCAATTTGATTTGATTTTGGAACAATATATGATCCACTACCATTTATCGATTCTACACCAGTTATTGTGGGAATATTTTTGTAATTTAATCCAGAAGAAAGAATTTTAACTTTATTGATTGAACCATTAGCAGTCTGTGAGTTTGTGGAATACTTCAAAATATCACAACCACTCTGAACATAATTTAATTTTTCTGGAGTTTTTATCAGAGAAATTTCGAAAGTTGTTGTACCTACACCAGATATTTTATAAGATCCAATATAATCACTATCTACAAATGTTATTTGAGATCCGCTAGAAACCTCCCTATCAGAAGTACTAATATAACCAGATTTTTCTAATGCATAAAATAGATTTGTTGGAAGATCTGAAGTATATTTGAGAGTCAATGATGCATTAGTAGAAACACCTACACTACCAATACTTAATATTGATGCTGTTGAATTTGTTCCCGTAGATACAAATTCATCATTAAAAGTTTCATCATAGAATAACTTAAAATTATACCCATTCAATGTGGTATCACTCAGATTAAATACCAAATCATTATTTTTTATTACTGAAATTTTTGGATTAATAGGAGAAATTTGTTGATATTTGCCACCAGTAGAAGCAATACTTACAATGGTTGGGGGATTTTTTTTAGAATCAATATAAGTTTCAGATAGTTTTAAATTATTATCATCAATTTTATAAACATAATATGATCCAGTTGAAAGTCCCGATGCAGCCAAATCTGTATATGAATATAAAATTTTGTCCCCAGTATTCAAATTATGAGAATTAATTGTTATAGTATTTGATGAAGTATTAATCCCAGTAGAATTAAATCCTAATGGATTAATTATTAATTTTTGTTTTTGTGAATTAAATTTAACATATACAGAGGATGAAGTTCCAATACCTACAGATAGATTTGGATTAACTACTAAATCAATCTGATCACCATTGGATAGATTATGGGAAGTAGAAATAGAAACTGTAGATTTTATTTTTTCTATTTTTCCAGTTACTTGTTCATAATTAGATTCTAATGAATATTCATAGTCATTAGATCCTGAAGTTAAGAAAAATAACTCTGTAGAAGTTAGTGAAGTTTTTATACCTATAGTATCTTTAGTTTTTTTGTTAATATAAATTTTCTGAAAATCTCCTGTTAATGGTAAAGAAAATGGAGATTGTCCAAATATTGCATTTACTAAAAGTGCAGAAGTACCATTTGGTTTTCTGAGGATAACTTCTTGGTTAGTTGTAAATGGATGATTCTCAATATAAATTGATTGAGTTGGAATTTCTCTAGTGAAAGTATTAGATGCAAATACAAAATTAATTGAAGTTGATACTCCTATACTAGATCCAATACCTATAGATTGAGTTGGATTAAAAAATACCTTATCATTTACTTTAGAATCAAAATATTCAGTAGATTCCGAAATAATGAAAGAATTTGGAATAAGATTTATGGGAGTTGTGGTGCTATGAGATATGCCAATAGAACCTCTCTTAACTCTCAGAACATTAGAAGAATTGAAAATATTTAAAACTGATAAAGTTTCATTTTCTATAGTAATAGTACTTCCAACTGATACTGACTCGGGAACTTGAGTAACATAAATATCCGTCACAATCCCTACACTTGCGGGGAGAGTTGATGATAATGAAACTATACTATCAGATATAATATTAATTGTATGTAATTTGTTTATTTGACTCAGTGAAGTAGTCAAACCAGAAATAACTATATTATCACCAGAAGATAAATTATGATAAGGTAAAATAGTTATTTGGATATTATTTCCATCCTTTCTAGTGAAAATAGAATTTTGGTAAGTTTCAACTGTAGTATCTACACTTACTATTTCCTTTCCATATAAATTTGAAACAATTGCATCTAGTCCTCCCCCACCAGTATTAGTATTATCAACTATTAATCTATCATTTATTTTATATTGATCTCCTCCGTCAATAATTTTAAATGATTCAACACTACCTTTAGATACGGATTCTATAATTGATTTTCCATTTATTACTTCATTAGATTCAAAAATAAAATCATTACCAGCATATTGATCACTTACTTTGTAAGGAAATGTATTTCTAATTAAAGTAGAATTATTAAAATCAAAATTTTGATTTAAAGTATAATTATCAGTAATGTAATTTGATCTATAAGTATTTCCAATAAAATATGGAAATGTGGAATTTAATTCGGAATCAATTGTTGCAAAATATGCATATACTCCATTTGGGAATTCTGGAGTTTTTCCAAATCTTCCATTATTAGAATCTAAATTATTGTAATTTACGAATGAATAGTCCTCTATAAAGAATCCAGAATTGAATCCTGACGGTCTATTAGTAATATTTGAAGTATTTAAAATATAACCTGATACTAATCTAGTCGTTGAACTTGTATCCCATGCACTAGAATATCCGTATGGTCCATAAATTGGATTTCCATCATATGCCCATCCAATTATTGGTGAATGTCCAGTAACAGTATTTGGGTCATCAAAATAATTTTTTAAGTTTGGAGAATAACCACAAACGGAATATTGTAAATTATTTTCAGTTTGGCGTAATATCTCATCTCCAAATCTGTAATGATTGTTTACAGTTAAAGATCTAACATTTGAATTTAAAATTGCATTCAACCCAGCAGAAATAACTTTAATAGTAGTGTCATTTTCATTATAATTTATTCCTGGATTAATAACTACAACTTCAGATATTTTTCCATTTGTAATGATAGGTCTTAATACTGCACCAGATCCAGTACTGGAAACTGTAACTAATTCTGGAGTAGAATAATATTCAATTCCACCATATTGAACATTAACGGCATCAATTTTTCCGTTTATAATAATTGGAGTTAAATTGGCATTAGATCCATTTTTTATGGTTATAATTGGTTTTTTATGTAAATTTAATACTGTTGATCCATATTCAGTACCAGATTCATATAGGTACATATCAACGATACTTCCCCTAACAATTGGTGTTGAAGTTAAAGTATTTCCAATTCCAGAACCAATAACAGAATATTTAACAGTAACTTCAATATCTGGATATTTAAATATTTGATACCCACTTCCAATTGAGTTAAAATTTACATATTTTTTCCTATCATAATTTGATTTATCCGTTCCACCAATACCTGCACTGGATAATTTAAATGTATTATCATTTATTTTTATTACATAATATTGATTAGAAGTTGATAATCCAGATATTGGAGTAGTTTGATATTCATATGCAATTAACTCCCCATCATTGAAATTGTGATTTTTGTATGTAACTGTATTTTCAGTTATCGATATTGAGGATGGATTTACAATTAATTTTCTATTTTCATATCCAACTCCACCATCTAAAACTTTAATTTCGGCAATAGTATTCTTTTGGGAAACAGTTTCAAATTTATGTATGCCAGTAGTATTAGAAGTAGTAAATCCAATAGTATTGATTCCAGATGAGTAATTTACTAAAGAATTGTATAATTTAATTGTTTTACTATTTACTATTTGGGGATAATATATTGTACCATCTTGTAATGTCGTATTCTGATCTAAATTAGATCCACCAAAATTGCCAATTCCAATTTCAAAATTTCCATTTGAGTTATAAACAATAGGATCTCCATTTACAAGTTTATGATCCGTTAGGAAAGTTAATGTTTCTGAAATTACATCAATTCCCCCAGAATTTGTACTTTCACGAGCATCAAATTCAAGTTCTCTTCTTTTTTTCTGTATAATTGGTTCAAATACTGCACCAGAACCATTTCCTCCAGTAATTGCAATTGAAACTACACTATTAACCTCAAATTCTTGTGGATCAACTAAAATTTTATCTACAGATCCTCTAATTACTGGTTGAGCAAGTGCAGTCGTACCATTACTAGAACTTATAGAAATTTCTGGTAGATTAATTACATCGTAACCTGTACCACCATTTAATACTTCTATTGATTCTAATGGACCATAATAAATTTTATCTTCGGATTTATAATTTAAAATCTCCACACCATTGATTAACATTCCAGTAGAACCTGGAATAGTTAATTCACTAGTTCCATCTTGAATATTACTTTCAATTGGAAATTTTTTTAATAATTTTTGTGGTCCAATTGTAGTATCTTTTTGTGAATATAGAGTAAAATAATGTTCTCCAGAATTTTCTGGTAGTGGTTTAAATGTTACATATTGATTACTTCCAATAAATGATGGAGATGTATATAATTTTATTTGATTTGGAGAAGATTGAATTTCGACATAATATATTCCAACAGATAATCCAATAATTGGAGTTAATTCTGCTTCATAATAAATTTTATCGCCAGTAATAAACGACAATGAATTATCCACAAATGAAATTATTGACCAATCTTCTGTAGTAGAACTGTATCCTCGAATTTGAATATTTGCTGTTGCATCATTTAAAGTGTAACGAATTACATTTTTAGATATTGTATATGATGGTAAGGAATTAAATGCAACATATAAACTAGAGTCATCTAGATATACATTTTGAATATCTGATGTTACTGTATTATTTCCAAATATAATAGGCACAATTGAACTTGAAGAAGTATTAATTCTTCTTCTTATATCATATTTTTCATTTGTGTTTGGAAATCCTAAAGGAAGTCCACTTAAATTTCCTAAAGTAATTTTATTATCTTCAATTTTATCTACATATGGAATATTTTGAGTGGATTGTTGTATATTTTCTGTACCACGCTCTAAAATATCAACAAAATCACCTACTTTGATACTAGATTTATCGGGAGTACTGTATAATACAAAATCAGTACCACTAATAGATTTAACTTGATATCTAGTACTTGTGTTATAAATTAAAGAATTGGATAAAATTTCTTTTTTATCTTTGCCAGTATTTTTAATTACTTCCCCAATATTTTTCACATAAATTTCTTCACCTTCAGACGTATTGTAATTCTCTGTTGATGGAATAAATTCGGATAGTACTCCAGTAATTCTTAGTTTTACTATGTTAGAAGTATTTCCATTTCCATAACCATAGTAATATTCATCAGATCTTACAATACTGGCAGATGGAATACCTGATGATGGAATTGAAGTACAACCAAAGAATTGATTGATAGACTTACTAGTATATGTAATAGTAGTACCATCATAAACTATTTTTCCACTAGATGGAAATCCAATTGTTGAATCGACAGTAATTACAGAAGAATTTGCAGAAATAACTCTTGTACTTGGAGTTATATTAAATGTTCCTGTTACTGCAGATGAATTATTATATCCAATAAACAGAAAAATCTTATGATATATTCTTCCTTGATGAGACATAATCTGAACATCTGATACAGATGCATTCGTATTTAAATCAGTCGATTTTACTATAGACTGACCAATAAGATTAATTGGATCACCAGAAATTGCTTCTGCTACTACGACTTCTCTTCTTACATAGTCTGCAGATGATGGTTTATTAAGTAAATTTTCCAAATTTACTATGTTTGGAGTTACACCATATAAAACATTAAACAAAATTCTGAAGGATTCATCAGTACCTTTTGACTGATAAAATGATTTTGCATTCTTAATAAAATTACCAACATTTAAATCGGAAACAAAATCAAGATCTTCAAGTCCTGGAGTTAAAGAATATTTGAGTTTTTTATAAAATTCTTTTAAAAATAGTGTACTAAGATTCTGTACAGATACACCATTTGAATGAGAATTTGAAATTGAAGTAGAGAATACTAATTCTTCCGGATTATTAGATCTATGATAAGAAGTAATTCCACTAAATCCACGAATACAACCTGTAAATGTATTTGTAGTGATACCAGTATAGGTAATTATTTCATCATCAATTTTAATCAATCCATATTTGGAAGGAAATCCTTTAGTACTAGATACAGTAACAATTCCAGAAGTTGGAGTAATATTTCCATTTAATGAAGTAAATCCTACCACTACTTCTGGAGTAAGATTGTCAAGTTTGAGATATTGATCTAAATTCTCTGCAATATCAGTTGGAGCTCCTTGATATTCCTGAGAAATATAATACTGTTTTAAAAATTCTACAGTATTGGGACTTTCATCTAATATGAATTCAGGAAGTTGATTTTCAATTATCTGCTGTACTTTAACTCTAGTTTCAAATCCAGTATGAATCATATCAGCCTCTTTCTAATTTTCCGTTTGAATAACTTGAAGTATAATAACTTTTGTTGAATACGACACCAGATATATCGTCTCCTGATGTAATCACATCCCTGACCATATTTATTGTACTCTTAGAAACGTCAAAATATAGATACAATTCTTTTAATCCAACTACATCGTTTGATTCTGGATATGCCTGAATTTCTATAATATTATTAGAAAGTGCAGTAGACGTAATATTAATTGTTCCTAGTATTATTTCACCTTTAGTATAATTAACAGTACCAGCAGATTTAACAATTACTCGAATTGTTCCATCGGATAATGGTTTTACTATAGATATAGTACCAGTTTGATCCCCTGTAGTATTATTATTTGGAGTGTCAGTAAAATATACTAAATCGGGATCAGAAGAAATTTTAAATCCTGTAGATTTTATATTGTATCCATCACTATTAAAATGAAATTTATTACCGAAACAAAGTTCATATTGAGCAAATTGATTTACAGATGCTTGTAAATCTCTTCTAATTCTAACTTTTGTAATATTGGAAGTTATCGCATTATCTGTATTGTCTATAATTTGAAGCATTTTACTATATTTAAATCTCCCACCAAAAGTATTCAGATCGATTGATTTTGAATAAGTGTTCAAAGAATCTTGTACTTTAGTTTTTAATGAATCAATAGATGTTACTTGGGAGGCATTATAATAAATCGAAGAATCTATTTCAACGTAAAGTAATTTAAGATCTGCAATTTTTTGATTAATACCAGAAATACTATATTGTTTTAATTTTGATAGAATTTGTGACTTATTAAACTCTGATACATATGTACCATTCTTCGGTTTAATAGTAATAATTACATTACCAAATTCGGGAGGATCTAATTCTTCCCCGCCAACAATAGAAACCGATTCAGTATCTGGATATATTTTTTTAATGATGTATTCATAATCTTTAGATGTTACTGCTCTATTTTGTGAAGAATAATTTCTGGGAGCAAAATATTTGATTGAATCTAGTGGTTCAATATCAGCACCATTCTGTGAAGATTGAATTGTGGTAATATTACCTACAATAGGTCTTACTGTTATATTTGAAGAATTTTTTATAGTTCCAGAAAATGCAAAATTAGTGGCACCATTACCATCCTTCCCATCAGTAATGATATAAGTTACGGTAATAACTGAATTATTTTCTAATTTTTTACCAAATGTATTATCGCCAAAGATTAATTCATATTTTTCATCTTGAACTTCTTGAATTAAGTATATTTCCGATTCTGAATTTACATTCAAAATATTATCAACAAGTGAATATTCAATTCCCAATCCAGTATCACTTGGACCTTTCACATATACGATGATGGTAGAACTATCAATATATGAGTTATCTAAAACAAATTTTTGATCCAGTGATCCATCAACGGTAAATGTTTTCTTTAAGAATGTGCCCTGATAGATGTTAATATCAGTAAACTTGGCAATGCCATTGGTTACGGTTGCTGAAATATTCTCTGGTATCGAGAAGGTATAGGAAGTATTGTCATATGTTCCCACACACACCAGACCCTCCTGCAAGGTCAGTGTCGGAGAATCTCCATCATAAGTCACATCAAAAGAAACTTGTGCCTTGGAGGAGGTTCTGGAGCGAGGTACGTATCCAATATTTCTTGCCAGAGATACCACATTCTCTCGAAGTGTTGCAGAATCCAGAAAGGATTCATTCACGATCATGTTCGAGTTAAATGCCGTAATGTAGGTATTATATGCAAGAGTATCGATTAGTACCGAAAAATTAGATCCCTCAAAGTCAAAATCCGTGAATGTAGAGTTAGCACGGAGATAATCCTTGATGGATACTTTAATTTGATCAAAGTCTAAATTCGTAAATTTGGTAAAAGGCATTTTATCTTGTTGCCTCTAATAGAAAGGTGAAAGATTGTGTGGGTATTTCTTGACCAATAATATCAAAATTTACGGTAACTTCAAATTCATTTGTGTCTGGACTAGGCAATACCTCAACTTGAACATTATTCACCCTAGGTTCATAATTTGAAATTGTGGTTAAAATCTGATCCTGTATTACGGATGCAGTACCATAATCACAAAATTCAAATAAACTAGATCTAACTTCAGATCCAAGTAATGAATTAAAGAATCTTTCGGTTGGAATTGTTTCTACAAGATTACGAATTGATCTTATAATTGCTCGTTCATTTGTAAGTATTGCTAAATCACCTGTTACCGGATGAGGTACAAAGGATAAACTAATATCTTTAAATGATCTAGATATCCTCTGTACTGCCATTGTTAATATAAAATTATATTGTTATTTATGCTTGATTCCAGGAAGAACCATAGGATGGTTCTGTTCCATAGGACCAGTCATCATAGTCCATATCATTGCGAATTTTTTCATGCAATTCAGTTTGTTTTTTGAAATTATGCTTTGGTGCATAATCGTGCATAATCTCCTGAAGAACTCTTTGGGAAGGTTCTACTGGTGCATAATCGGTGGCGAGTTTAGTGGTTCCCCACATTTCTCTCATATAGTCGGTGTTTCTATCGACTTTTAGGTTTGACATTTTAGCTCCTGTTTTTGTTAAAACAGAACTTTTATTAGAGTGCGGTTGCTATCGCACAAATCTATTTAACGATTTATCTCTCTTAGTGAATAATTATCAGAATTTAAATACTTTAAAAGTTCTAGTGCAATGAGTTTTGGATTCCCGTCCCCGCAGGTATAAACGTCTATTGCAATGGCACCTTCTTCTGGCCATGTATGACAAGAGACATGACTTTCTGATAGGGCAATGACAATCGTAACTCCCTGTGGTACAAAACAGTGTTGAAAGATATTTAAGATTGTCATACCCGCACGTTTTATACCTTTCTCCATTGTCTCCTGAAGACTGATACCATCATTCAGGAGATCATATTCGATATCATACACCTCTAAAAGTAGGTGTCTACCCATGGAGAACTGTTTCAATGCACTAAGATAGTCTTACAACGAGTTATTTATTTTCATTAAAAAATCCCTTATTACAGGGATTATATGTACTCAGAGAATCAACCCTGACCTCTATATCGTTTCTGTGCCCCGTTACGAGATGAAGAGGCATACTTAGTATGAGCCCCCGAGCCTTGACGAGTTTTTTTGGGTTTGGACTCAATAACTTGCTTTCCACCCAAAGATTTTTTAATTGTCATAATGTTCTCCTATAATTTCAGTTGTTATTTCATTTGGATCTGGAGA